GGACTGTGCCCAGTTTGGTGCGGGTGTGCAGGATGATGTCGGACGTCTCCACCGGACCCCACAGTTCAGCCTTCATGGTGAAGTTCAGGACGTACAGGATCTCGCGACGTTGCTCGAATCCACCCTCGTCGGCATTGTCCGAATAGGACACGCCGTTGAGGACCACTGGGATGTCCTGCTTGATGCCCAGTTCGGGTACCGCATTGATCGTCACCGTGTACGAAGGGGTGAAGAACGGCAGGATTTGCTCGATGATGCGCAGGGCGTCGTCCTGCGTCTTGGTGTAGATGTACACGCTGAAACCCAGATTCCACGGAACGGGCGTATACATGGTCGCGACCGTCCCGGTCGAGTCTGGTTCGTCGGAACTGAGCTGAGTCATACGATTCAGCTTGCGAGTGCCGTCATAACTGAAGTTGTCCAGCTCGAAGCCGATGCGGGGCAGCGAGATCAGGACGTGTTTGTCGAGGTTCGGATCCTCTTGGATGCGGGCCAGCCATTTTTCCTTCTTGCCGTACGAGATCGGCACTTCGATCACCTTCTGAACGACACCTTGCTTGTCGGTGCGCTCGATTTGGATGTTCGTGAACAGCGCGCCGAATGCCACGAGGCATTTGCGGATCGTGCCGTGATAGAAGGGCTGGTTATTCAGCATGGGGATATTTACCCCATGCTGGACTGGTCAGCAGAATCGGTGGTTGCCGATGACCCGTTTCTGGTGCTTCGTGCAGACGAATGGCTGGGTCAGGGTACCGAAGAACAGAGCCCCTTTGGTGGGGTCGATGCCTTGGCCTAGCAATACTTGTTCTGCGAGCATCCGGATGTTGATCCAGAGGTCGAAGTCGGTGACTTTCTGCTTGGGGTTGTACGAGAACTGCCCCTTCTGCTTGATCACACCACAGACGGTGTCGGGGAATTTCTCGGTGACCTTGGTGCGGTTCAAGATCACGTTGGCGACGGCCAACTTGCCCAGATGGGATTCGCCCCGCGCTTCGAAATAGACAGCCTCAGTCAGGCAGTTCACCTCACGCGGATCGACTTGAGCGACCAGCTGGGGATCATCGAAGGGGATTTCTTCACCGAAGGCGGGTGCTGCTGCACCGAATGACAAAACACATGACAAAAAGATGAGGGCGAGTTTCTTCAACATCGTCGGTATCGTTCCTTGTTGATGTTCATGTTGTTCTTCTTGTTCGAGCGGGAATAGTTCACGATCTTACCTTCAAGCGACGATGGTGTCAAATTTTTGCGGCGGTCTCGGCGCAGAGTATGGGGAAAATTCGAACGGGCCGCCTTCGTAGGCGGCGCATTCCTTGGCATCGTCATCGCATTCGAGGTGCCAGCGGTTATTCCACCACTGACCGTCCGAGATCGAAGTCTCAAAGCGATGACGCTCGCCTTTGAGGATCTTCTCACCGCACCAGATGCACTTGTGCTCTTTCGCCGCGACGGGGAATTTCTCGGACATCAGAACGTAGTTCATGCGACCGCTTTCGTGACCCACTGCTTCCAGCCCCAGCTGCAACACGGAATGCAGTGGTAGACCTTCAAGCCTTTCTTCGCGGCGGTGTGGCAGTGACAGCCGCACTTGTACCAGCCGTCGCCATCGGGCTTGGGGCCGATCTGTCCGGGGTTGGGTTCATCCCGGAACAAGGCTTCGTCAACGCTCTCGCGACTCATTCTGCGGGTCGGTTGTACTTCGCGCACAGGGCACGGTACTGATCCAGCGGGTAGCCCAGTGCTTCCGCGATCAGGATCTTGGTCAGCGCGGGGTACATCGCGTGCAGCGTCTGGTCCTTGATCATGTTCATGATCTGCGCTTCCTTGTCGAACATGCGTTCGAGCCAGTTCACCCACAGCTCTTCGCGCTTGTACGCCTTCATGTTCGGATTGAACAGGCCCTTCAGCTTGTCGTGTTGGTGCAGGATCCCGATTTCAGCGAGATCCGCAGCCGGGTACGTCGCGGGTTGGTACGGCGGTGTGCCCTCGGGCAGCGGCAACTTCCACGCGGGCTGCACGCAGTAGGCGAGCACGGTCATGACGCGCTTGTCCTTGGCCACAGCATCCTTCAGATACTGCATCGGGTTGTCGGATGCCTGCGCGCCCTCGCAAACTTCGAGGAACGTCGGCAGCTTTTCGTTGAGTTTTCCCTGTGTCATTCGTAGTCCTTCAGGATGTCCTTGATGTCGATGATTTCGATGGTGCCGTGGCCCTCGATGTCTTTCATGAAGCCATCCAGCACGCTGGCCATGTACGCTGACATGCGCTCTTTGCTCTTGCCGCAGCGATAGACGCTACCGCTGTGGCCCTCGATGTCGTACCACTCCATGGTGGCGGTGCTTTGGTACGTGATCTTCGTGATGCCGCTATTCAGCTTCCACGACGCGCCATACGTGTAGCTGCCGCTCCAGCCAGCGAGCACCTTGTGGTGCGGTTCGCCGTCGTTCGGCGTGATCTTCAGGATCACCCATGCATCAGGTGTGTATGTAGCCATCAGAATCTATCCACATCATTTGCGAGGATCTTGCAGTCGTGCTTCAGGAAGTACTGGTACGCCTTCAGCTTCGATCCTCTTGGTTTTTCGTGATACGCAGCGACCACCATCGGTCGGAACTTCTTCGGGATGCAGTCGAACGAGATCAGTCTCGTGTTCTCCATCAGGCGCTTGCGTTGGGTGTCGTCCTCACACGCCTCGAAGATGTCTTTGGCCTTCAGCAACGCGTCCACCTTCTTGGCTGTCGCGGCCTTCTGTCGGACCTTCATCACGAGTGAATCGCTGGGCGAGAAAATGTTGCAGATCCCATCACCAGAGTCGCCTGTGATGATCAGGCGCTTCAAGAATTGCCGTGCTGGCTCATCGAGCTGGACGTACTTCTGCTGGATTGGTGCCCACTGACGTACGTTCTTGTATTTATGCAGCTGCTTGCTGTCCTTGTCGCCGCCGTAGATCAAGACTGGTTCGGGTTCTTCTTCCAGACCAACACGCACCATACGCAGGTTGGCCACATCCTCGATCAGAATCGCGATGACGTCGTCCGCTTCCAGCTTGTCGATGTCGATGACCTTGTACGGGAAGTGCTCGCGGATGTCGTCGCGGATCGAGTGGAAGAACGGCTTGATGTGATCCCACGGCATGAGATCTTCCTCATCACGCACCTTGCGATTGGCCTTGTAGTGCGGGAAGATGTCGTGACGCCAGTAGCCCACGCGCGAGTCGCAGCAGACGACGACTTCCTTACCGAATTCGTCGAATCTGCCGCTACCACGGATGGATCTGAACTGGCTCAGGATGCCGTGACGCAGGATGTTCGCGATCTCTTGCGGCTCTTCGCGCGCCTGTAGGATGTCGGCACGCAGGACGTGCACGGCAGCGTGACAGAGCTGGCTGAAATCGACGAGGATCACGCCGTCACCGGATCCAGTTGGCTCAGGACGCGCACGTCGAATTCGAAGAGGGTCTTCTCGACGGACTCGTGCAGGATGCCGATACCACCTGCGGCTTCCCAGTCGCGGATGTTTCCCTTGTGGTCGTCGATCAGCACGTACATGTGCTCGGGATCTTCCTTGGCCTTGCAGTATGTGTGCTTCAGCTTCGACAGGGTCCAGATCAGGCGGTCGGCTTGGTGCTGGCCGAAGTGTTTGCGCCACCACTGCTTCTTTTCCATGGCGGCTGTCACCGCTTCGATGGAATCGAGGACGTAGTTGTTCGGTACGGCTGTCAGTACGATGGGATCGTACGGGCGGAAGTGCTCGTACATTTCCTTCGAACCGGGCAGCAGATCGAGATCGACCCAGAAGAATGGGCGTGACCAGATCTTGTAGCCGACCCATTCGCTCTGGGCCTTGTGTTCGTGTTCAGGAAGATGGCCCTCGGGGAACTCGAAGTTGAAGAACTTCTTCATGCCGCCAAGGAAGTCGCTGAAGACGCCGTCGCTGTCGAGGAATAGTTTGAGTTTCATGTTCTTATCCGCCGATTCCGGCCTTGAATTTTTCGAAGTCGAGAAGCGTGCGCAGATCCAGTCCGCGCTTGTTGATCAATTTGATCTTCTCTTCACAGTACTCGCGACAGAGACTGACGTTGAACAGCTTCTCGCGTTCTGCATTGATGATGCCGTCGCCTTCGAGCAGGCGCTTCATCTTGTCTGCGCTGATACTGCGATTGCTTTTCTCGACACCCAAGTTGTAGGGTTCCCATCCAAGTTCGGCCAGCTTCGTGGGTGACAGGCGGTCTTCGTACCATTCCTGTCGCAGCCCGGTGATCTCGTTGACACGCTTTTCCTGCGCGTGCACCTTCAGGTTGAACTCGGTCAGGTACCGCATCCACTTGTTGTGCAGGCGCGGGATGTTGCGAATCTCTTCACCGATGTCCCCGGTATATTCGAGTTCTTCGGCGGCTTCTTCGAGTTGCTTGAACGTGGTCATCCACCGACCCCCGCACGGAATTCCTTCTGCCAGATGTCCTCTTCGGTGAGCAGACCCATGAGGATCAGGAACGCTTCGATGTCCTGTTCCCATGCATCGACATCGGGCTTGACGCAGTCGGGTTGACTGGTGATGCGGTCATACTCTGCGGCCTTGCGCTTCAGCTCTTGGTATTCGAGCCACTGTTCCGCCGTGATCATGCGGATCGCTGGCGGTTCGTCGCGCTTGATGCCGATCTTGTCGAAGATCTTCTGGATGTCGATGTCGTCGCTCTTCTCGGGCTTGTACGGGATGAACGGTTCACCCGGTGTGAAGGGGACGAGGGGCATAATCGGACCGGGCCACTTGTCGCGGTAGTGGTCAGAGACCATGGATACGACGCACATGATTTATTCCTGTTCTGGGGTCACGGTGCCCCCTTGACTGTTGATGTTCTGAGACGCAAGGTAGTCTTGCCAATTGGCGTCCTCTTCCGGATCGCGATACGGTTCTTCCGAATAGTCGATCAGGTCAGATTCCTCTTCGACCAGAGCCTCGTAGTTCGGCTTGAACCGTTCCTTCTTGGGCTCGTGGCGTCCGCTCTTGTACGTGTCGTCGAAGAGTTCCTTGACGTGCGGATTGCGGGGCTTACCGAGAGGCACGCGGATCGTGTTCTCGTTCTTCGACATCAGTGCAGCACCATGGACAGGGGCGAGCCTGACAGTACATTGGGATTGTTGAAGATCTGGATGGGATCACCCGGCTCTTCTTCGGCTGTCTTCACAAAGAAGCCAAGGATGCCAAGCGCGATGAGATCTGCTTGTAGGCACTGGATGTACACGTAGTCTGCGTACTGCGCGCGGTACTCTGCGAAGCGGTATGCGTCCTTGTCGTATACAACGACTGTGTGTTCTGCGACGGCACTCATTTTTCTAGTTTTAGTTGCGATGCTCTCACTCTGACCATGATCCAGCCGTTGTACCAGCGATCAGGATCCTCCAGCACCCTGCGTTCGAACTGCTCTCGTGCTTCGAGGTAATTGCAGTCGGTTTTCGTGTAGCAGAGGTGGAGTATTTTACGCTCGAAGTGCTCTTCGCCGTGCTTAACAACGTCCGCTTTCAGAGCGTCGTTGGATCCGTAGTACGTGAGCCAGTCCGATGCGACCTTGACCTTTTTCTTCTTGCCTTTGACTGTCTTCGTTCGAGAGAACGTCGCCAGCTTCTTGCCGATGTAGCCTTTGCCTGTCAGGGTGTTGGTGATCTCATAAACGAAACCGACGCAGC